GGCCAGAACAAACACCGTAGGAGCAGTCCCGGCCTCTTGCTGCCGAATGAACGGCTTCGTGATCGAATCGGTGCGGAACACGGCAAGTTTCGTGGTCCAGCTCGAACGCGGGTTCACCGCAACGCTGATGTTCCACGGCGCGCTTTTGAGCGGGTTGTCATGCGTGCCAGACCCCGTATCAAGCTGATTCCCATAGATCGCCTTCCAACCCGCCCCTGCGAACGGAACAGGCAGGTAAACCAGAAATTGCGAGGCATCTTCATTGAGCGGCTCGCCGCGATCATCCTTCAGCGTGTACAGGTGCTGAATCATTTTCAGAATCACGGTGGCTAGTTCGTCCGCCGTGGGGCAGGTCGGATCGCTCACGTTCAATGCGCTGTAGTCGGACGATGTGAGGTCATTACTCTGCGTACCGCTGTCGCCGCTTACATGGTCGGTACCGAAGAAGTACTTGGTGTCGTAGCACGCGGTACTTTCACCGTCTTCGATACAGGTAGTGAGCAGCTTGTTCCAATGCCTCGTGCCCTGATCCGCCAGGTCGTCTACGCGGGCCATGATTTGGCCGGTCTTGTCACGCCGGATGTCATCGCAGTCGATTTCCATCGAGGACTCGTAGGGCACATTCTTGATCGTGAACTCTTCGACTCGGGGCTTGGTCGGCTGCCGTGCGCCCTTCCATTCGCGCATGGGTGCGGTCATGCCAAGCATCTTGTATGTTTCGCTCTCCTGGTCCACCTGGTCGTAAAAGACCGCCACATCATCGATCCACGGCATTACCACCTTGCCTTCAAGGCGCAGGTAGTAATGGCCGATAATCGCGCGACTACTCAGTGCTGAAAGACTCATTCGGATTCTCCCTGTTCTGTCGCCGTCGGCTCAGATTCGTCCTCTTGCATGCACTTTCGGAAGTGCTCAAGCTCGCGAATCCCACCGAGGAGTTCTTCCTCTTTGAGGCGCCAAGTCGCCTGCATCTCCCGAGCGGCATGTTGTTTTGCCCGGGAGATACGCAGTGCCTCATTTAGGTTCTTTAGCCTTGTCATGATCCACTCGGGAATCATTTCCATGAAACTCTCCATCTGTTTTAGGCTGCGGCTGTTACGATGCCCTTGACGGTTGTCATTGTTGAAACACTACCACTGAAATCAACCCCAGCCGAGCCGCCTACGCTATAGGCGTCTGCCTCACAGGAAGTTCCAGCATCGAATGTTCCACTGATGGTGGTATTGCCCGTGATCGTGATTCCGTTAGCGCAGGTGATTTCGAGCTTGTCATCCGTGGTCTCGTCGTAGAGGATGGTTGCGTCGTCACCGTCGCCCAACGTGATTGCTTCGTCGTCAGCGACCTGAATGCCGCCATTGAGAACGGGCTCAGCAGTGAAGGTTGCGATGCCTGTTACAGCGAGAGTACTATCGGCGGTAAGAGCACCACTCAGCGAAATCCCATTCGAGCAGGTGATTTCGAGCTTGTTATCCGTGGTCTCGTCGTAGAGGATGGTCGCGTCGCTGTCAGTACCGAAAATCAGCGATTCATCGTCTCCGAGAAGAACGCCACCCGAACCCTTGCCCGCAAGTTCCAGATTGATGTTCGTGCCGGTGCCGGCAACCGTAATGGACGGGTCCCCGCCCGAAGCAGCATTTATGACATGCACATATTCCACTGCTGAGGAGGTTGCGGTCTGCCCAAGCCACGTTTTTCCGTTCGCATCTTCCAGGCTTGTGGTGATATGCGGGGAAGTGAGAGCCCCACCGTCAGTGGCGCCCGTATGTTCGTGATTGACCACATCGCTGGAAAGGCAGTGGCATTCAATCACGCAGGTATCCGACGATACGTAGCGGTGAACGATTCCGATAATCGAATTACTGCCCTCTGTGAGCGTGTATGTCGAATCCTCCGACATGTAGACGTTTTTGCCCTTGTCTGTGATCGCCACAGATGCCAGAGTCACCTGGAGCTTGTATCGCCCGCACAGCACGCGAACATCGATGGCACCAGCCGATCCGCTTGAATTGTCGGCTTCACTCACGCAATGCCCGAGAAACGCATCCCCGGCTTCAAGGCCACGAGCGTAGCCACTGCCGTTGTCGCCAACAGCAACACCCTCGTAGATCGTTTCGCTCTCCGCCACGGGATACTCAGTGTAGTCCCCGATTTCGTGTTTCAGCGGCTCATTTGTCGTTGCAACGGCCATTCGATTACGCCTCCAATGTCATGAGTTCGCGCGTGCGAAATGCGAGATACGCAGCCTCGCCACCGGCGCTTGCGAACTCGGTCCTTATGTCCTTGCTCTCAGTCCATTCGGTCTTTGCCGTTTTCGCTGCCCGTTCCTCGAAAGTCAGAGCATCGTCGGGCGATTCCTCGGGCGTTTCCCGTTCGCCATCGGAAGGCGTAAAGCCCGCGTTTTTCTTAGCTTCGGCCAACTGATGGGCGAGGCTTTCGTTTTCCTTTTTGAGCACGTCAGCGAACTCCGCCTTGGCCTGAGTCAGATCGTGACCTGCAAGAAGCTGATCGATGGCAAAGTCAAGATTGGACGGGAACGCCTTTCTGAAATGCGTCATCCTTTCGTTCGATACCAGTGTCGCCTCGCTCGCGCCTTTCTCGAGCAATGCCGTTATCACTTCTGGATGTGTGTCCTCAAACTCTTTCGGTGTCATGTCCCGAACCGTTTCGTCGGCCATCTCTTGGCCCTCCTGATTTACCGGCATCGCAATCGACACAATTGATTCGTCCTCAGCGTTGGTCACGAGGCCGGTGTCCGAATCCACGCCGAAAACACAGAATGATCCCTCGCGGAGTTCACACTTCCGCCATATCTCTGCGGGGCCACAAACGTCGTGGCCGTTCACGCTGACTATTTGACCTTTATTCACTTGCTCGACTTCGGTTACGGCGTTGTAGCCTGCCGAAGCCTCGAATGGGAAGCCCTGAGACGCATAGCTGCGAATGCACTCAGCCTGGGGTGAATCTGTCAAGAATTGCCCCGTGACCTTGAGATTGCCATCCTGGATGTTTGGTGTGCCAAATCCGACTATCTCGGCCCTATTGTGGGCATTGAGAATCGGGATCGTCTCGCGATGCGACATACCAGCCAAATCGATCGCAATAGTTCCCAGGTACGGATGTTCAACAGATCGACCCGAATACAATCGCAGGACAAACCCATTGTCATCCGTTACGTCCATTCCATCGGTTGCGAAGAACCAGAGCGCTCGCTCAGGCACTTGGCGCATTATCTTCGGCTTCATCTATCAATCCCTCCGCTTTGCGGTTCTCCCGGGCTCGCGCCTCTTTCGTGTCCACATCCTCGTAATCCGTGCCGCGCTTGATGCAAATGTCGGGACGGGACGCAAAGCCCGCCTCGACCGCCAACGAATCAGCCTGCACATCCTGCAACGGCTGGAGCCACGGCCACGATGGGGGGCGCCACGAATGCTTCCAGAAGTCTGGGCGAGGCGTGAGGCGACCAGCCCGAATGCCCTCACGAATCAAGTATGTGTACACCCGCCGGAATACCCCGCGCGTGAGAAGGTGGTGGTACGATCTGAATGCCATTTGGGCTTGCAAGATTGCAGCGCGGGTATTCGAGAAGTTCGAGTGCGAGAAGTTCAGTAACACAAGTTCCAGAGGCAAGTTGACATGACGACCACACAGGCGACACAGCGTATCCACAAGCCGGTCCATCGCAAAGCTGGGTTGTTCCGGTCGAAGCTGTGTTGCTTCATCGCCGGGAGCGCCGTACATTATGAGTCCAGGCTCCAATTCCTCAACCCGTTCGGTCTCGCCACTACGCGGGTTGGTCTCGTTGGCGCCGTACTGCTCGTCATAGTTCATCGATTGCCGGATGAACACAGCGAAACATGCGGCAATCTGGGCTGAGATACAGGTCGCATCGACGTAATCATTCAGCCGATTGAGTTGGTCGAATATCTGGCCGGTTAGACTCACTCCGCGCGTTTGGCTAAATCGGCGCGGATTCCATACATGAAGTACGTCTTTTGAGTCATGACGCACTGCGTCAGCGGCATAAGGGCTCGTGGGCTGTGTTCGCGCAATCCAGAAGGCAATGGGGAACCCATCGCCGTCCATCTCCACACCGTTGACGACATTAGGGTCACGCATGCGATCTTGCGGCGTCACGATCCGATCACCCTCTACCGGGTGAAGGCGCCCGTCGCGACAGATAAGAGCAAGGTCCCCATCCCGCATAAGAGTTCGCAGCACAATCCGCTGAAACTGCGTGTTCGTCAATGACCGGCGAATATCCCAGC